TTAATAGAAAAATCTCAAGGCAGAGAGCAGGCATTAGATTTTGCAAATAAGATTTTATCTAGTGGTGGGCTACTATCTCGTTAATAAATATGATATATAGAAATAAAACTAGGGGCTAGACAATGCCGATAACAACATACGCAGAATTAAAAACGACACTCACAGATTTTCTTAATCGTGATGATCTTACTTCTGTGTCTAGCACATTTATAACTTTGGCGGAGACTGATCTAAATCGCAGATTACGCCACTGGAAAATGGAAGCCAGATCCACTGCTGAGATTGATACGAAATACAGCGCGATCCCAGCCGATATGTTAGAGCCTATCCGCTTTCATATTACGAGTGGTGAGACAAACCCACTAGAATTAATATCGCAGGCAGAATTATTAGACAGGCAACAAAGAGCTGGCAACGTGTCTGGCAACCCAAGATACTACGCAATGACTGCTGGCGAACTACAAGTACACCCAGCGCCAGATGGCGTATACAATGCAGAATTATATTACTACCAGAAAATTCCAGCATTATCTGACAGTAATACCACTAATTGGCTTCTGGGCGAATATCCAGATGCTTATTTGTATGGAGCTTTGGTACACTCAGCCCCATATTTAAAAGAAGACGCTCGAATTACGACTTGGGCGGCTTTGTATCAAAGCGCTGTTGACGCAATTAATGCAGTCAGCGATCAAACTAAATACGGCGGCTCTGGTCGTCGAATGAAAATAAGGGCATATTAAAATGAGTTTTTCAAACGATTTCGAAACAAGAGTATTAAACTACGTGTTTACTACATCATCAGTGACACGTCCTACTGCGTGGCACATTGCATTATATACAGCCGCACCAAGTGATACTGGCGGTGGTACTGAAGTATCTGGCGGAGCATATGCTCGTCAGTCGGTTGCATTCACTGTATCTGGCAACACTGCATCAAATACTGCATCTGTTGAATATCCTACAGCTACTGCATCATATGGTACAGTTACACACGTTGGCGTATTTGATGCGGCTTCTGGCGGTAATTTAATTGCATACGCGGCGTTAACAACAAGTAAAGCAATTGATACTGGTGACGTATTTAGATTACCAGCAGGCGATCTTGATATTACGTTAGATTAATAAATGGCTGAATATCGTGGTGGATTTGGACGAAGTACATACGGCTCATATAATTTTGGGCTAGATGGATTTGTCACTGATGGAGCTGGTGCAGTTGTAGCTGTATCGGCTACAGCCTCTTCTGCTATACGTGCTAGGCTAAGTGGCTCAATTGTAATTACAGCGTCTGGCACGACTGCATCTGCTGGGCGTGATAGGAATGCAAGTGCAACGTCGTCTAGCTCACTGTCTGGCGGAGCTACATTTGTATTTGATGTTGTAGGCTCATCAACAATCCCACTAACGTCAAGCGCTACAGCCACGTCCAATAGAGTGCAAAGCACTGGATCGACAATATCCGCATCCGCAACAAACACGTCAGGCGTGGAGCGTGTGCGTGAAGTTGCGTCAAACAATGTTGTGGGCGTATCGAGTACGGCGTCCAGTGGGTCGGATGTTAATCAGTCTGGCGCAACAATAACTACAACCTCATCTGTCACTGCGACGTGTAATAAAGTTATGTCATTTGCTGGGTCAACATCTGCATCCACGACGACGACATGCAACGCAATTGAGAAGTGGGAATTAATACCAAAAGTAACAGAGATATGGACAGCCGCATGATCTTGCAATTTAAGCATTTTTGTGGCAGTATGCACTTAGCGCCTACTGCGTCTTTCTCTTACATTGATGAACGATATTAGGCCGAAAGGCCAACTATAGGAGCTTAACATGGCAGATACTACAACAACCACATACAGTCTGGTGAAGCCAGAAGTCGGCGCATCCGAGGATACTTGGGGTACAAAAATAAATACCAATTTAGATAACGTCGATAATCTTTTAGATGGTACGACGCCTGTCACTGGTATTGATATTAACTCTGGATCAATTGATGGAACGCCAATTGGCGCAAACTCTGCGTCTACAGGCGCATTTACAACAGTGGGCGCAACTGGAAATATTACAGTTGGTGGTACAGTGGATGGACGTGATGTTGCGGCGGATGGCACTAAGTTAGATGGTATTGAAGCTAACGCTAAAAATGACCAGACAATTACTGCTGGCTCTGGGTTATCAGGCGGCGGTACTGGTGATGTAACACTAAGCCACAGCGATACATCTTCACAAGGTTCTTCAAACAATTCTGGCAGAACATATATCCAAGACATTACTCTTGATACATATGGACACGTTACAGGCTTGGCTACAGCTACAGAAACAGTTGTGAATACAGATACTAACACAACTTACAGCGCTGGTTCTGGCCTTGGACTATCGGGTACAACTTTCAGTGTAGATGCGGATTTACGTGGTCTTGTTACTAAAATTGGTCGTGATACTAGCGACTATATTGCGATTGACAACACTCAAATTGACTTCGTTCTAGATGGCAACACAGACATGCGCCTTGAAAACGATGGTGACTTACACGTTGATGGCAACGTCATTGCTTACTCTACAACAATCTCAGATGAGCGTCTAAAGAAAGACATCGTTAAGATAGACAATGCCTTAGATAAAGTATCACAGCTAAATGGTTACACATTTGAATACCTAGCCGATGGCAAAAAGTCTGCTGGTGTTATTGCCCAAGAAGTCGAGAAGGTAATGCCAAGTGCAATTACTGAAAGTACATTGCCACTCAAGATGGGTGAAGATGATAAGACTGAATACAAGACAGTGCAATACGATCAACTTCATGGATTAATGATTGAAGCAATCAAAGAGCTAAAAGCTGAAATCGAAGAATTGAGAAGCGAGGTAAGTTAAATGGCGTTACAATCCAGTGGGCAGATAAGCCTCAACGACGTTAACGTCGAGCTTGGTAATAGCGGTACGGCTCAGATTGGTTTGGGTGATAGTGCTGTTCGTGGCTTGTTTGATGATGCATCTGGACAAATATCTATGTCACAGGGTTATGGGAAGTCTTCCGAAACTGTTATAAGTAGCAGTGTGCAAGAAATGACAGTTTCAAACTATATATCTTCTGGGGGAACGCTAAGAATTTCTAGTGGGGTGTATATTTGGTCAGACTCGACATCCACAGCAGGGATGATAATTAATATACCTTGTACGATAATTAACGAAGGATATATTATTGGTAAGGGTGGCGGTACTGGAAGTTCTGGTGGCGATGCTATTAATGTGACATCTTCGGGTGTAACTATTACAAACAGTTCTGGGGCATTTATTGCTGGCGGCGGTGGCGGCGGTGGAGGTGGCAGAAACGGCGGCGGCGGAGGCGGTGCTGGCGGCGGTGGCTCTAATGGAGGTGCTATAGGTCAAGTTGGTGGTACTAGCCCTCAAAATGGAGCTACTGGTGGCGGTGCTGGCGGTGGTGGTGGCGCTACAACTTTTTCTGGTGGTGTTGCTGGTGGCGGTGGTCGAATACTCCCCGGTTCTGGTGGTAGTGGGGGATCAGGAATTGGCCCGAATGGAGGCTCTGGCGGTAGCGCAGGAAACAATGGTGGTAATGGTGCTGATGGCGGTGGCGACAGCGCTGGCTCTTATGGTTCTGGCGGCGGAGGCGGCGGCTGGGGCGCACAAGGTGGTACTGGTTATTTCAGACCAGCAGGTTCGAGTACCAGTGCAAGAGCAGGCGGCGCAGGCGGTGCGGCTATATCAGGAACTTCAAGAACGTTGAGTAATAGCGGAACAATCTACGGCTCTACTTAAAAGGTGTTTAAAATGATAAAAAAATTAATAGTTAATAATAACGATTATCATTGTATGGGGTCAGTAGCTGATGGCGTTTTACCTAGTGGTTTAGACCCTAGTGTTTACAGCATTCAAGACTACAACTATGACAACCCAGATGAACAAGTTGAGCCTATAGCTTACGATGAATTTGAGACATTAGTATATGTTGAAATGAGATTTATAGATGGACAACTATTATGTCCATAATTTTAGTTGTATTGTCCATAACGCACAAAATATGCTATAGTAACAGCAACTTATGAAACGAGGTAAATATGCCACTAATACCATTAGATATCCCTGCTGGCATTTACCGCAATGGTACTGAATTACAAGCATCTGGGCGCTGGCGTGACGCTAACCTAATTCGTTGGGTTGACGGCACAATGCGTCCGATGGGCGGATGGCGTACTAGATCAGACACGGCGGCTAATGCTAAAATTCGTGGGTTAATTACTTGGATTGGAAATAACCAAGATAGGTTTATAGCTGGCGGCACATATAACAAACTTTATACTTGGACATCACAAGGTGTGCGACACGACATAACGCCAGTTGGGTTAACTGCTGGACGTGAAGATGCCGAGGCATTTACAGGATATGGTGGAAGTTACTTTGGGCAGTATGCCTACGGCGTAGCTCGTCCAGACACAGCGAGAATACAGCCTGCAACAACTTGGTCATTAGATACGTGGGGTGAATACCTTGTTGCGTGTAATGAGGATGATGGAAAAATTTATGAGTGGCAGATAAGTAATTCCACACCAGCCGCAGTATTATCAAATGCGCCGACGAATAACGAAAGTATCGTCGTGACTGAAGAGAGATTTTTGTTTGCACTAGGCGCAGGCGGAAACCAACGTAAGGTTCAGTGGTGTGACAGGGAAGATAGCTCCACATGGACGCCAGCCGCAACAAATGAAGCTGGTGATTTAGAGCTTAACACAAGTGGTAGAATTATGGCTGGCATACGTGTGCAGGGTCAGACACTAATACTCACAAGCATGGACGCCCACGTAGCAAATTACATTGGTGCGCCATATGTTTACGGCATTGAGCGTGTCGGAGCGAGTTGCGGATTAATAGCAAACAAGGCCATAGCATCAGTTGATAAGGGTGCATTTTGGATGGGCAATCACTCATTCTACGCATACGCAGGCGGCGCAGTGCAACAAATCGAAAGCGAAATATCAGACTATGTATTCTCCGATATAAACCGCGCACAAATATCAAAAACTTTTGCAGTGACAAATAGCACATACGGCGAGATATTCTGGTTCTATCCATCTGGATCATCTGTAGAAAATGACAGATATTGCGTTTATAACTATGTCGAGAATACGTGGTATATTGGTGAACTAGGCAGAACTGCTGGATTTGATATGGGTACGTTTAGGCAACCTATTTGGGCAAGCGCAGAAAACAACAAGTTATACGAACATGAGATTGGGTTTGATTACGGCTCACTTACGCCATTTGCTGAAAGTGGATCAATTGCGTTAGGCACTGGCGAGAATGTAATGTCAGTCACAGAAATGATCCCAGACGAAAAAACGCAGGGCGACGTGACAGTTACATTTAAGACGAGATTTTACCCGAATGGCGTTGAGCGCTCATATGGTGCGTTCTCTATGTCAAATCCGACGTCACTAAGATTTACAGGCAGGCAAGTCAAACTCAGGATTGACGCGGCTAATTTAGCTGATTGGCGTGTCGGAATAAATAGACTTAATGTTACGGCTGGTGGCGCGAGATGAGCGAACAGCCACAGAAAGCCCCAGACGTCATTGGCAACGATTGGCGAACTTGGGGTCGCAGGCTTGTCCAACATTTATCACAAACTCGATCCACATTGGTTCAGCAGAACGGCGACGAAAGTGCATCCGAAAATGGGACAATAATGTGGGACAGGGTTAACCTATATCCAGTTATAAGTAGATCAGGAAATTTTCGTGAAATTGTCGTAAAAAACGCAATTCCTGCATCGAGCGTGGGTGTGGCAGGCGATAAGGCTGGATTAATAGCTTGGGATGCATCATATATTTATGTATGCACTGCCTCACACGATGGCTCTGCAAACATTTGGAAGCGTGTGACATTGACAGGTGGCTCATGGTAATTGACGAAATAATTGAAAATTGCAGGGAATGGATCGAGGCCGCTTTGGAGTATTCTGGTGGCACTCACGATTTTATTCATGTAGTAGAAGGCATTAAGTCGGGTACAATGCAACTTTGGCCTACACCAAGGGGGTGCATAGTGTCTGAAATTGTGGTATATCCATTAAAGAAGCATTTAAATATATTTCTTGGCGGCGGCGAGTTGGATCAAATAATGGATATGCACACTGACGTAATAAATTGGGCAAAAGCTCAAGGTTGTAGCGCATTGACGATGACAGGTCGCGCTGGATGGAAAAAACCACTATCGGAACATGGTTGGGATCAACTACATTCCTCATACATTAAGGAGTTAACATAATGTCAGGCGGAAAAGGTGGCTCAACCACTTCAGAAATAACAGTACCAGATTATATTGAAAATGCGGCTAGGGCAAATTTAGCAAAAGCTGATGATATATCTCGCGTAGGTTACACGCCATATTATGGCGCTGATGTTGCGGCATTTAACCCAATGCAACAGGCGGCGTTTCAAAATACGGCTGACACTGCAAATGCATTTGGTATGGCTACACCGACAAGCCCGACAGACATTATGGGCAACATGGGTGCGCCTACAGTTTATGCAGATGGTGTAACAGGTTACTCATCAGCTCCAATGTTCCAAGATAGCGTTGACACATTGAGATATTTAA